ATTATAGGGCGTAAACCAGCACCTGATAACCAACTCGGCTGCCAAGATTCAATAAAGCCAGTAAATAAATCATAGGTCGTGCCCCCATAGGTTGCTCTTATATTTATACATTTCCCTGGTTTGATATTAGCCGAACTAGCAGGATAATATTGGTTAGAGAAGTTTTTAAGAATCACAGTAGCAATCCCAGCTTCTATTCTATCCAAAGCGTGCTGCCTTCCCCTTTGAATATGGATTGCAGTTGTATCAACTGAAACATCAGTCCAAGTCTGGGGATTGTCTAAAGGGTCAGAAGCAAGCCCTATTCTAACTGTGATTGTTGGTAATGACATTATGCAAACCTCAAACTTACATTTCTAGCTTGAATTTTAAGGAATTCATCTCTGATAGTTTGAACTAAATCACGCTCTGCTATAACTGAACCACCAATATTAAGATTGACTGTAACTCCTGCTCCGCCACGATAAGCTCCATGCACTCCCGCAAACATTTCACCACCATGAGCTATAATGGGCACTGGAGCCCCTAAGCGGCCAGGAACTATACCGCCATATTGATAAGAAGGAGGGCCAGCAGGGAGAATACCTGCCGCAATAGCCTCTTCCCAAGTTTCGTAACCTGGAGGAACTGCTTGGCCACCACCTGGTGCTGGGAATGGTCTGGATGGAAGAGGCACCGCCAGCACTTCCCACAAAGCCACAATCGCCGCAGTCGCAACCATAACAGACCCAGCCAGAATTGCCCATCCTGCTGGGCCTGACACAGCTAGTAAACCAATCCAGGCTACTATTGCTCTAAAAATGGCTGGTATCAGACTCATATTTATAAGTTTTATAAATGCTGATACCGCTAGAAATACAGCACCAGTTACACCAAAGATTGCTCCGAATTTCAGAAAAGCACTAACTACTTCGGGATGTTCTTCCAGCCAAGCCATTGCAGGTTTTAGTTTCTCAGTAAGCATTTTAACAAAGTCTTCAAACTGGGGCATTACAGTTTCAGCAATAGTATTTCCAATGCCCGTTAATGCACTCTTTAATCTGGTTTTAGAATCCTCAAAGGATTCGGCTGCCGCAGCACTCTCCTCATCAAAGACGAGATTCATATCACGGGCTTCTTGCTTCATATCAGCTATTGCCTCAGTCCCATCTGCAAGCATGGGCAATAATGAAGTGCCCATTCTGGCTCCGAATATATCGGAAGCAGTAGCCGCTTTTTCTGTATCATCAGCCATGGCGGCAATGCCATCAGCAATTAGCCAGAATTGGTCTTCTGGCTTCATTCCTTTCAGAGTATTTACATCTATCCCTATCCGCTCAAATGCCCTTGTGTAAGTTTCCATACCAGCTTGGCCATCAACTATAGCCCCTTGCATTGTCCGAACAGCTTTTTCAAAACCATCTAAACTACTACCTGATAAATCAAGTATATATCTCAATTCAGATAAAGATTCTGTCCCAATACCCGTCCTCTCAGCCATCTTAGCTACTTCATCGCCAGCTTGAGAATAACTATTGACCATCTTTGCCATGCCGCCAACAATAGCTACACCAACAGCAAGCATACCAACCCCAGCCTTAGCAAAATTGGCTGCCATTTCTTTGGAGTTAACCCCAATCTTCTTTAATTGGTCTGAGGCTTTGTCTATGGCTTTTACTTCAATCTGTAATTCGCTCTTAGCGGCCATATTTAGACTCCCGTTCTATTTTTTCTGATATAAGTTTATCGCCTAACTGAATGAGTTGATACATCTGTATCATTTCTGAAGGCTCATCCTCCAATTGAGAAGGAAGACAACCAAAGGTCTGACAGATACGAGCCTTAATATAGGAAATCGGTGCTGGTTCAGAAGGGTCATAAATTGCCTTCTCTAGCTGGGTTTTGCTGCTAAAGGGAGTGCTATCAATGCCTCCTGCGCTTTAAGAGCTAGCTGCATTATCAAGTCAATAGGAAGTTTCTTAAAGCTATCAATATTGATAGATAAATCCTTTCCTTTAACATCAACAAAATTCCATTTCAGAATAACCAGTTGAAGTAAAGAATAAACTGGTGGCATAGCAATACTCAATTTGACATCCTTCCCTACATTTTCCAGTGCCTCAATTGAATCCATCAAAGCACCAGAAGGCGGATTGGTCTGTATTTCAAGCCACCATCCTTGATAATCCCCGTCTAGTTCTATTCTCTTTATTTTTACCGGCAACTTTCTATCCATTATGCTCCTTTATGCTGTTGGAATTTCTAACCCATGAGTGCCCTGAAAATCATATGAGACAACTGCTAATCCATCAACACTAACCGAAGGATGTAAGCCAGTAATGATTGCTGAACCTCTATATTGCTGAGTTGAAGTGCTGGATTCCTGAAGCTCTAAGCCAACTACTGAACCTATAGTCAGCGGAGCTCCATCTTTATAACCTTCAAACGAGCCAGACCATCCTTTAAGTGTTGGAACATACGCTCGTGCCCCGCCAGAATCAAATCCCGTAGTTTCTACCACCTCAAAAACATAGTCTACCTTCCAGCTTTTAACTCCCGCTATTGCTTTGGCTGCCCTAATATCGTCTAACCAGATAGATAGAGCACCTTTATCTACTGCCTGCTTTAAGCCAACTGATATAATTGCTGTCGCACCAGTAAAAGTGCCAGCAACTTTACAGAATTTCCATATATTTGCTGTTAGAGCTGGAATATCAAGCGTATTTTCTGGACTGACACATAAAGCGTGATTATCAATCAAAAGTTGAAAATCAGCAGCACTCAAGCCTATTGAGCATTTTGCCCAGAATAGAAGTTCGGCATAAGTTGACAAATCCATTGAGGAGACAACTTCAGAAGCCGTTATTGCTACCAATGCCGCATCAGTTAGGACAAACTTGGCACTAGCACCACCAACTTTATAGTCTGTGGTATCAGCGGTTGCAGTAACCCCTGTTCCCGCTTGCTCATTCCAAGCATCCTCGCAATCTTCAACGAGTTGAGAGCCAATATAAACTGAGCCACCATATCCCACTATTCTTGCCATATTATTCCTCCTAAGTTGTAGGTACCGTCAAACCAGCAGTTCCTTGAAAGTCATAAGACATAACCGCTAACCCGTCTACGCCGACTGAAGGATGTAAGCCAGTTACGATAGCCTGCCCATTATATTTCTGTGTGCCAGTTGCACTCTCTTTAAGCACAAGGGCAATTTCAGTTCCGATTGTTAGCGGAGCTCCATCCTTATAACCTTCAAAGCTACCGTTCCACCCTTTGAGACCTGGTGTATAAACTTTAGCCCCGCCAGAGTCAAAACCAGTCCCTTCCAGAGTATCAAATGTATAATCCAATTTCCAACTTTTGATACCTGTAACTGGAACTGTTGCAACTGTTACTTCACCACCATAACCCACTAATCTTGCCATATTTTACCTCCTGTATGATTTATACCCAAACTTTAACCAGCCATTCGCTACTTAAATAAACATATCCCCCCCAAACTGTAGAACCTATACCTGAGTTACTTATTACCATACAAGTATCAGCATTGCTATTTAATGTTTTGTCTCCGTCTATTGCTGCCCTAATTGAATAAGCCCCAGTTGGTTCAAGATAATCCAGCATACTTTCAAGAGCCGAAGGCTGGTCTTGCTTAGTCATTAAAAGTATGACCCTGAAATTGTAACTCGTATCAGCATCAAAGGCTGATTGATAAACTGTTTCTCCGGGGAGAATAACCACCGATGGGAATGAATTGATTGTATCTGGCAATTCATCGGGAGCAAAAACTCTCAATCCTGAGATAGTTTCTAATCTTGTTTTAATCCCCGCCCCAATAGTTTCTAATCCCATCAGTCCATCTTCCTTTCAATATTTATCCCAAGTTCCTTCATAAAATCACCCATTTTCTTAGAGATAACTTGAATAGCATAGCCGAACATACCTAATCCATATACCCGTTTAGTAGAGCCCTCGGTAACATGTCTAGCCTCCATCTTCTTTGTGCCATATTCAACAAAACTGGCGTAATCCGTTTGAGTCATAATCTTACCATATTCGGGGGCAATTTCATTTGTAATACTTGCTCCTAAAAATCCAGTATCAACAGGAGTCGCCATTTTAGCTGTCCTATCAAGCTCAAGCGTTATCTTTCTAATCCCATCAGCTAAAGGTTCTTTGACTGTTTTAGGCTGTAATTTTTTATTTAGCTCTTCAATCCCTTTAACTTCTATCCTTGTTTCAAT